CGGTAGGGTCCCAATAACCTTTCGTTTCTAGGATTACCCCATTAGGTAAGACGAAATCTGGTGTGTACTTGTGCTCAATGGTATAAGTAAAACTTTTACCTTCGTATTCATAGTCCACACCGAGTTCACATAAGAGATCAGAGACTTTCTCCTCTAATCCTGACTTGAACATTAGAAGTCGTCGTCTTCTACTGAACTAGGAGTAGTATCTACTGTGACATTAGGGTCATCAGCTTTGAAGCCCTGTGTCTTACCAAACAGTTCTGCTACTCCATCCTCGTCTAGGTCTCCACTATCAATGCCGGCTCCCGTCTGGATAGAAACGATCTGTACTCCGGACAATTTCAATGAGGTGCCATATGTCACGCCATCTCTCAGAATATAGGGTTTTTGATGGAAGCCGAGCTTAACCTTGGAACCTTCATATACTGGTGTGTCTATGTTGGTTATTGGTGTACCTTCTGTATCAACTACTGGTGGTCTCTTATCTTCAGCCCATGAGAACTTTATAACGAACTTACCTTTTTCAACTTCCTCCCACGGCTCGGGACGTAGAGTAGATCTCTTTGGGTTCTTGAGCTTTGACTCTGCCCATTTAAGACAATCAGCTCTTTCACTCTCAAGCTTGTCAACTATATCCTGACCTACTACGGCTTTTAAGGAATAGCCAAACTTGCTTGGCTTTAATATCGCCTGATAACCTTCAAGGGTTACAGGATTTGGTGTTATGTGTATGTTTTTCATCAACAAAAGAAATATAGTGAGTCAATTACTGAAGATGGTTGAAGGTCTCCAATAATCGGTGGTTCAGACTCAGCTCCAATAGCTTGAGCAAAGTCTCTTAGGAAGTCATGCTCCGCAAATAGGTGCATGTATGTATCTCTAACTAGGTGGGATAACAAATTCATATCAGTCGCTCTACATAAGACTGAATCATGTATCAGACTTATTGGTGCGTGAAACTGTGTCGCGCATATGTGTAGCAATGAAGCATCTAATGAATGAATAAGATTAGGAGCTGTAGCATTCTTGTGATGCTGGAGGTCAACTCCTTTCTCTCCATCAGCTATGCGTACCTGAACTCGACCTAGTAGTTTTAATTCGAGTATCTTGGTATTCATTTTCATGAGACGTTGAGTAACCCTGAATCCGGAGGGTGTGACCCATATCAATTGGTCCGTTCCTCTCTTGATTGCATTGGCTACTTCAGTTTCTATCCATCTCATTACCTTCATTGGTCCCGGGACGACCTCTTCCATTGCCGTCCGGACTGCGTGAACTATTTGAGTTAGTTCTTCGTTCTCTACCTCGATGTCTATATCATTGAATGCGTCTCTGATATATTGACGATTGCTGAAAGGTTTAGCGTTGTAAGGGATTGTCATCACGCAACGCTTGGTTTTCTTCCTATCCCAGTAGGGACGTAACCTTTCAGGTATGTTATGTAGACTCTTATTAGCTATTACTTGATAAGCATCTTGAGGTTTCTCACTTGGTATGACATTAACAAGTGAAGCTGTGGACTTATCGCGAGCAAGACCAGCAAGTATTTGCAAGCCAGAACAGGTTGCGTCGGTTGCCACAGGAAGACCAGTAGTAGTCCTTGTTTCAGCTATCACTACTGCATAGTATTCTTCACATGCAGCAAGAAATTGCCAAGGTTCGTCAACTGTCTCCCAGTCCCCTATGTGATTTAGGGGGTCAGTAGCTACGCGCTTGATGAGTGTGGTATTCTCTTCCGGCCACGCTAGTCTTTCTTCTAGCGTTGCTTTATCAAGCCCATAGGTAGTCGCTACTTGGAAAGCTAACCACTTCTTACCGTCATCAGTAATGGGAGCTTCATCAGAAAACCTAATGAGACTCTTACCAAAGTCAGTATCTTGTGGTGTAAGGAAGCTAGGTATAGGATATGCTCTACCCCTGTAGTCGAAAGACCAAGGGATATAGTAGTCCTTGCCTTCAAACTCACGTACGCAGTTCATAGTCATACGAGTACGACAACTGGTACGCCATTCGTTGGCGTTCTTATTCTTAGCTATCGCTGCTTTCTTCTTCCAAGCTTGGCGTGCTTCTTTATTAGTATCAATATCAAAAGGTTTAGGTGGTTCAGGATGATGAAGTACAGGTCTGAATTTACCTACAGTTACCTCTCTTCTCTCTAACTCCTTCGCTACCTCTACAGTAAAATCATTTAAACAGTATTTAACCTTCTGTATCAGGTTTAAAAACTCATAAGTTTTTTTCCCCTGTATAGGTAAGGGTACCCCCCGTCGTACCATTTCATGACATTTGGTTATGTCATTTAAGTAGTAACCTCCGTCGTGTAGATCGCTCCAATCTCTTGGCTCAATTAGCATCGGCCAGCTGATTGGGGAAAACAATTCGGTAATTCTTATGATCTCTGCTTTATGTGCATCGAACTCGGGTGTTGTCTTTAAATATAATTCTGTTCTCTTACCTATTCTTATATTTAATTTTTCAAACCAACCAGAGGATTCACAGAAACAATCAAGGAACCATGTGCCGGTCTTGATCTTAAGCTGTGTATTCCAAGGTATCCAAGGTTCTACATCTGATTTGTTGAAGAGTACTTGCATACTCTTGCGCTTGTATTCAGTTCCCTTAGCTTGATGCCAGTAGTTATCTTTCAGGACCTTAAATAGACCCGGGGCGGTGTCCTCGTAGTAACGCATCTGACTCTCAGCTTCGAGAGCTTGTCCAATAGCTTGAGCTATCTTGACTATCTTTGAGTTCTCTTTCTTGTAGCTGAATACTTTATCGAATGTGATCTTACATGTGATAGCTGACTGTGATTCACTATCAATGTCATCAAGGTATGGCAGTATCTCCATGAGATGACCAGCACCCTTGACTGCTATTTTCTTTCTTTTCTCCTTTTTTAGTTTTATTTGGTCAATTATTAATGGGAGGAGAGTATCAATACTCGCCGAGCCGAAGACCGTGGCTGAAGCATAATCTTGTTCAAGTAATTTCTTGGTATTAGATCTGATCTTTTCTAGTCCACCGCTTATTTGTCTTCGCTCGAATCTCTCCTGTCTTTCTAGATCAGCAGGAAGCATTTAGTTCTATGGATTTTTTAATTGGACGGATACTAAGGTGTATAATTTCTAAACCCTTGCAAATAAAAAGACCTCGGCGATCATGCCAAGGTCGGATACCATTCTGAAAATTAACTTATGCGGTTTTTAAGTCCGGCGCGTCTACCAATTCCGCCACACTCCCAAGGCATTTGAGCCGAATTGAGTCTAACAGACGCACTTAACATGTCATTAAAATCCAAGGAAATGGAAATAATTTAGAGGTAACGGATTCGACGGAACTAGAATTGTAGATCGTCTTGTGCCTTCCTCTGTCCAGCTGCTGTAGCTTTCGCATATAGCAGGGTTGTTGTGAGATTTGAATGTCCCAACATAGACATTAATTCAATCGGGGGTGTCCCATTAGCTAAGTGCCAAGTGGCAAAGCTATGTCGTAAGCAATGAAACACATACTGTCCATTTTCAGGGAAGTTCATGTGTCTATGGAGTAGGTTCTTGAACTGCCAACGAACTTGGTCGGAGTTAGTCCAATCAATACCAAATACTTTGTCCTTAGAGTTAGCATCCTCGCACCGCGTGATGAGTGTGTTCATCAGCTGTGGGTGTATAGGAATACATCTAGCTTCATCGTTTTTAGTATGCTCAACATTAATAACATTTAAGTTGAGGTCAACTCTCCATACTGGTAACTTAAGTAATTCATCTAGGCGCATACCAGTAAGGGCAGCGGCTTGTATGAGATCAGCTAAGTTGTCATTACACATCACGTCTCTGGCTATGCGTAGCATGTCCTTGACATGTTCTTTAGTGTAATACTTACGATTAGTTCTATCTCTTTCCTTTCTACGTTTGAAAGGAGTAGGAAGATCAAAGGTAATAATCTCATTCTCTTTACAGTATTTAAGTACTGTTGAGACTGCTGATATAAACCTATTGATAGTGGCATTCTTCTTACCTTCTTCCTCGAGGGATGTACATATATCTGTCATTAAACCTTTCGAGATTCGATGAACAGGGAATGTACGCCCTTGATATCTAGTGAAGTAACCTGAATATAATATGGCGGATTCTCGTCCACCACCATTACGCCAAGTCTCCAGATTACGGAGCGTGTAATCTAAACAATCGCCCCAAGTAAGTGATTTAGCCATAGAGTTGTTCCTTGAGAGTATCTACCAGTTGCTTACCAGATTTAGTAAGGACGAGTTGATACCTCCTTAGATTAGAAGGGTCTCGTTCCTTGCTAATCAGTTTCAGCCCCGGCTTGTTTTTGTAACGATGTATCTCTGCTAGGTAGTCAGTATTCCTGCTACCAGCAGCATTTGAGTAACCCAATGCAGCTTCCATTGCTTGCTTATGACACCCGTCATGTGATGCGATGTATAAGAAAGTCAGTTGTAGTTGCAATGGCATCTCAGGGTCGAAGATCATAAATGTCTTTAAACATTTAAAGAGCTTCTCCATCTGACTGTCTGTCAGTTGGTCCTTCCATGGGTCGGTTGCTCGTTCCATCGTCCTTGGGTGGTGTTAACTTGTCCGTATGTGGACATGTGTATTGTACCACTAATCTACCAATGTGTATATCAAAGTCGCAAAACTTCTCCTTGTCCATGCCTAAGTAAAAGGCACCTTTACTGAAAATTTCCATGGAAATCGTTATCGTTGTTGGGGATAAACTAGGGTATTAGGTTGTTATATGCAATGTACATTTTGGTATCCTAATTTGTAAATACATCTCTGATGTCTTTACTGTTGTGTTGTATGTACGTCTCTGCTGCATCATTCATCAACGCATCTAAAGTCAGATTCTTTGCTGCTGCTAAGATCTTGATCTTCATATGAAGTTCATCGTTAACTTTAATGGTTAATCGCTTGATGGGTTACACCTTCGTATATGTATTAACTTTAACAGTATCGTCAGCCATTTGTTGTTGCAGAATGTTAAGTAATTCTGCTCTATTTGGATGTCTGTTTACATCGCGTAATAATTCCGCGTATCTAATTTCAAATGTTCTTCGGTTCATGATTTTCTTGTGATTGGTCAGGTTTTAAATGCCACATGCCTTCCATGGTGCATAGAATAAATTCTTTGTTTTCTTGTATCAGCTTGCGGACCTTGTTTTGCCCACGTCCAACGGTGTTATACGTGTGTTCTGTTACTTTTCCGTTCTCATGTGTCTCACGAATCATGCAAGATACTGAGTCTGGAATCATATATCCATGTATTTTCCAGTCCATGAACTGGTTAACGGGCATAGATGGGAAGAACTCGTCTGGAGACTGTTGGATTGCACGCCAATTATTTGGAAATTCTTTCTTTTTCATGTCTTTAATACGTCTAAGAGTACATATTTGTGCGACTTTGCGAAGTCAAGAGCTTCGTAAGCTGCATCTTCGTCTGTTTTGGCTTTAATTAGGTGCCAACTCCTGTAGATATCGCTCTCTTTGAGTCGATATATGACTTTGTAGGTATTCATGGCGTGCCTGATGAGTGTGTATTTAGTACCTGTCCAATTACTTAGGGGGTTTACTGACTGTCAGGCGTAGTCTTAAGTGCTTCAATCGCTTTTTAGCGGACCTCAAAGCTTGAGGTTTAAGTGTTCTTTTCTGTGGTTTATTTGAGTGGTGTATGTAATTTGGTACTTGCATTAGTTAAGAGCGTTCATGAGATCTTCGATCTCGTCTGCTTCAAGTGAGCAAGTAAGGATAGAATCATTGGCTCTCTCTAGTGCTTCACATAACAGAGTCTGCAAGTTGCTGTACTGTTGAGAGTTCATTAGACAATTAATGTGTTTCATAGCTGTCCTTGTCTCCTTTGTGCGATGTTGGGTAGTACCGGCTCAGGTTTGAGCGTGCTAGTGAGGATGTCCATGCGTAGTGCTTTATCCTTCATCTCCCTTAGTTCCTTGAGTACATCTTGAAAAGATGAGGAATGGTCGAGGTCAGGATTAGACGACCACGCAACCTCGTACACTTCGGTAACGAATTGTGTTTGATTCATAATTAGAAATCAGTTCTAAGATTGTTGTTCTCAGCTGCTTGTTTAGCTGCTTTGTCTCTGGCTTGCTGTTCGAGCCAGCTCTGTCTACTTTCAAGGACCTTGTTCCACCATTGACTAGCTGTTGGCATTTCATCAAGGATTTGTATGTCCTTGACTGAGTAGTCATCATCAGAACATTCTGATAATGGCTCTAAATCCCAATAGATTCTGTCTTTGATGTGTCGTACAGCTTCAGCTTTTGACTTAGCTGGTACAACAAACTTGTGAATCATGGTCTCTTTGTAGAGAACTTTGTATGCTTTCATGATGTTCCGAATAACTTCTCTCATTGAGAAGTAATAGGACGTAGACGGAATCGAACCGTCCATGCTGTTCGGAGTCAGCGCGACCATGCGTCCATGTGCGACCCTGCGACCCTGCGTCCATGTGGACGTGGCGACCATGAGCAAAATAAAAAAATATATACTCCTATGTATAGACACACGTGTGGCGTGAGA